ATCATTCTCAAAAACAATTTAAATGGAACTTTTAATTTCATTAAGCGCATAAGAGCAAAAGGGATGATAACATAGACTAATGTACTAACTACTGTCATGATTGGACTTATAATAATTTTATATATGTTTGATAGTGTAAGAAATGCACCACTTTTATTGAAAAATTTTAAATATTTATTTTGAAAAAACATCATACTATAAATAAAATCACTATGTTCATTATTTGGTTTAAAAAACCAATAAGTTTCTTTTAGTGAGTTATTCAATTCATTTATATTTTTATCCAATCTATCACTAAAATTATGACAAACATTTAAAATGATATTTTGTCTTTGATTTAGTATGTTTAAATTAGAGGTTGGATTGTTGAGAATTTTAGTATGGTATATATCTCCGAGAGGAGTATAAAACGAGGTAATATTATTATAAATATTAGGATTGAATATTTCTATTTCTTCTGTGATATGTTTTATTGGAAAATTTTTAGAATCTTGATTGGAAAATAATTCTTTAAATCTTTTGGGATAATGAGATTCATTTATAATAAATTTTTCAATATCTTCTTTAGATAGTTCTTCGCTGTTACTAAAATTTTCGACATGTTCTTGAAAAGAAAAAGTTTTTTTGTCCTGGAAGAGAGACATAATTTAATAAGGAAATTGAAATAAATTTTTTTACGAATATTTTATATTATTATAATATATGCCAAAACCACTTTATGTTAGTGAATTAGAACAACCAGCTCCTGCCAATATAAATAATCCATCGAAAATGTCTTGGTACAATCGTTATGGAGGATTTTTGATAGAAACTAAATGGAACTCAAGAAAAAATCAATTTGATACTATTTATCACCCATATGATTATCCAAATGTGAATATGCCAGATGAATAAAAAAATTGAAATTAAAAGTAACTGTATAGTAATAAAAAAATGATATTAACTGGATTTAAATTTGTTGATGTTAAAAGATTGGATAGTGAATCTTTCCAGGATTATTTGGAAAGATCTTATTTTGTAGTAAATAATCTTAAAAAAGGAAAATATTCTCTAGATGAATTAATTGACAAATCCTTATTATTCAATGCAATCAAAGTATCAAAATGTACTTATTCCCCACAAACAATGGAAGAAATTGAAGAAATGTGTAAATACGCTGGAGTGAGAATAGAAAAGTAATCTTATATAATATATGCTTTATATTATATTAATTCTTTTTTTAATTATAATTTTAGTATTATATCAACAAACAATTGAATGTCTAACAAATGAAAATACTCCTGAATCAAATATACCATTAGCACCTGCTGGATTACCTATTAGACCAGATTTTAGTTCAAATCAACCTTTAGGAGAATATTCTGGTGAATTTTATAATGACCCAGAGAGAGTAAAGGTTGAGAGGAGAGATGTAAAAGAAAATAAATCCTATAGTGTCCAACCGGAAGATTTATACTTTGACATTTTTAATATTAATTGTACTCAACCATTCAATCGTCCTTGGGCTTGTCTATTAATGAAAGGAAACTACGTTAATAATCTTCCAATCGAAAATTGTAGAAGAGTATGTCCAGAGAAATTTGTAAAACAAGAAGAGGAATATATACCTGATGTAGAGCAATTTAAAGATTTTGTAGATAAAAAACCAATCCCTTCTCATTACTGGTGTATAACGCCTTGTAAAAAAACTTGTTCAAAGCTAAAATATAATGCATTGGAACCCTGGAAAAATACTTGTGGTCAAAATGGGTTTAGTCAAGTCCCATTAAATACTTATTTAAGCGAAGATGAATGTATTGAAGATAATTTTCCTTGTGAAACAAAAGATAAAGATAAATGTTTAAGTAAATCTCAATGTGGATGGTGCACAAATAATTCAGGTCAAGGATTTTGTTTTGAAGGAACTACTGAAGGACCACTGGATGTTACTATCCCCTGTGTGGCTATGAGAGAAAAAGCAACGAATGCTTATTTCAAGGGACACGCGAATCCATTTGAAGGAGTTCAACAATCTTGGTAAATTATTATAAAAAAAAATTATTTATAATAATAGAGATGAACTTTAATTGGAAGATGATAATTTTTTTGGCTGTTTTAGGCGCAATAGTGTGGATAAATTATAGATTCAAAAATGTAGTTGTTCGAGGGTATAACTTTTTTAGTCAATTTCCTAAGTTAATATTAATTGGATTGGGAGTTATAATTTTTTGTGCTCCTTTCCTACTAAAAGATAATCCCTTAGTCAATCACGTCAAAGATTTTTTACCAGATTCAATGCAGTCTAAAATAGATAAAATAAATGAAATGAGGAGAGAACAACAAATTCAATACAATGGACAAACACAAGAATATCAAATGCCACAGTATAGGGGTAGAGGAAAGGGCGTAACCACGAAATCATTAAGGAAAGTATCAGAACAATTGAAAAAACAAATTGCGGCACAACAAGGATGGAAATGTAAAAGATGTCACGTTATGCTGGATGCAACTTATGAAGTTGACCACATTCGCGCATTAGAAGACGGTGGTACAAATGATATTACAAACTTACAAGCATTATGTAGGAATTGCCATGGGAATAAGTCCCTACAGGATAATATTAAGAGAAGATATCCAGGAGGAAGGATTCAATAATTTTTTTTTAACAATATATATTAATGGAATCATTTTTAAGTAATACAAAAGGTTTTGGACAGTTATTATCATCTTCATCTTCTTCATCATATTCTTCCCCAATGGGTCTAACACCTTTTTCATATGGTAATAGAGGATATTATGGAGATAACATGTTGATGGGAGGAATTTATAGCTCAATTACATGGATTGCCCAAAATCCTGTATTAGTTGTAACAACACTTTTTGAAATACCTATAGCAGCATTAGTGATTCATGGATTTGTAGAAAAAAATGAAAAACTTGGATTCACTGGTATATTATTATTTGTATTAATTTTAATACTTGCATATATTTATCATTATGACATTGGCGAGAGACAACAGTATGTTTTATTAATAATATTGACAGTTGTCTCTTTTGTATTAGTTATTTATTTTGCCCTACAAATTAAGCCAAAGGTTTATAATCATATGTATATTAATTTCCAGGCTAACAAGAATACACCTAAGATACCACTTTCTTTTTACGGTATGCATGGGGATAGAGACAGCCAACTTATTATGATGAAGGGAAATACTATCGCATATGCAGAGAAAGAATCTATGCCTATCGATTTAGGACCAGAAGCAACATATAGTTTTTGGTTAAAAGTTTGTCCTGATAACTTTAACAAAAATAATACAAAGTGGAGAACAATTTGGTATAGAGGAGAAGATAGCGGTAATAAAGGTGATAGTGTTTATAAATTCAAAACTCCAGGCGTCTATCTAGCACCCAATACAAATAAAATTATCATTTCCGTCGCTTGTGAGAATGGTCCAGATGAAGGAAATGCTATTACGGTAGATGATATACCATTAAATGAATGGTTTTGTGTAACATTTACTTTAGAGGGTCGTTCTTTAGATTGTTATATTAACGGTTTACTTGAACATTCTATAAGTTTAACAGGTCATCCTCTAATGATGAATAGTAATGTAATTAAGGGAAGGAATGGTTTTAATGGTTTGATGTGTTTCTATAGATATAGCTCTGCATCTCTACTCCCTGAACAAATCAAAAATTTATATGAGAGAGAAAAGGCAACTTTAGAGGATAGCAAATACAATTTAGAAACTTGTCCAGCTGAAAGTTAAAAAAAATAAAATCTAAATAAAAAATAATAAATGAGTGATTTCTTAGGTTCTCTACTAAAAAATAATAAATCAAATACCTCGAATGCTTCAAGATCATTAACATCAAACGCAGTTATTAATAGAAATAGCGCTGGCGGGGGAAATTGGATTCTTATCATCGTAGGAGTAATTCTTCTTGTTGTTTTGATTGTTATTATTGTTGTTTTAGTTGAAAAAGCAAAAGCTAAAAAAGCAAATGTTTACACTATTATAAAATCACCTTTAGATGCTTTTGATTTGAAGAAGAATGATTTTAAGATTGATAATAGTGATTTGGGATTAGAATTTACCTATAGTGTTTGGATTTTTGTTCAGGATTGGACAAGAGGCTGGAAGAATATTTTTGTTAAGGGAGACAAGAATAATGGTGCAGGAACCAGTGCTTCAAGAGCCCCTGGTTTATGGTTGTATCCTGATACTAATGCACTCCATGCTCGTATTAACACATTCGCTTCTCCTAACGAAGGATGTGACATTAAAAACATTCCTTTACAAAAATGGGTACATATTGCTTATATATTAAACAATAGAACTGTTGATATTTACATCGATGGAAAATTAGAAAGAAGCTGTGTCTTAAGAGGTGTTCCCAAATTAAATAACCAACCACTTCAAGTGTGCGACAATGGAGGATTCTTTGGAAAGATTAGCAATTTAGTATACTTTAAGTATGCATTGAAGCCAAATGAAGTTTATGGTATTTATTCACAAGGTCCTTATTAAACATTTAGAGGTTATAATTTTATAATAAAAATTATTTTATCCATTATTATTAGTAAATGGCAGATAATGGTAGATTTGGAAATACAATGAGCTCAGTCAAAAGTTATTTTACACCAAACACATTTATTACACTTTTCTTGATTATTGTTGTTGTTATTGTTATAACGTATCTTTTCGTCAGATTGGGATATAGCATTATGAATTATCAAAATGATGCGCCTTATATAATAGAAGACACAATATCAGGAACAACTGCAATGAATTACCCTGGTTCAAAATTATTAAGATCCTTTGATCAAAAACACGGTTTAGAATTTAGTTATACTTTTTGGATTTATATAGATGAAAATACATTCAATAGTAACAAATGGCACCATGTTTTCCATAAGGGTAATAGTAATGCTTTCCCCTTGCAATCTCCAGGTGTTTGGATATATCCAACTGAGAATAAATTAGCAATCAACATGAACACACATAATCAAGTAAAGGTTTCTTGTGATGTTGGAAATATCCCCTTGAATAAATGGATGTGCATCGCATTGGTTGTGGTTGGAAATAGTATGGATGTCTATGTAAATGCTAGGTTAAAGAAGAGATGTAATCTTGGAGGAATTCCCAAGCAGAATTTTGGTGATTTATATGTTTGCAAATGGGGTGGCTTTCAAGGATTTTTGAGTCGTCTAAGGTATCACTCATATGCGGTACCATTCTATTCAATTGAGAAAATTTATAATGAAGGTCCAAGCGATGCACCTTGTGTTGATACTAAGGAGAAACCACCAAAACTTGCTCCTCAATATTGGATGACCACTGGTTTCCCCAATACCCAGGTGAATATATAAATTTATTATTTGAAAAACAAATAATAAATTAAATCGTGATGTTTGCTAGTTTGAATATTTTTGCAACTAATAAATCACTATTCATGATTTCATCTTTCGTTAAATTTTTAAACCATTCTGGAAATCCAGGTGCAGTATTATAGACAGGAACAAAATAAGTTTTGCCAAGACAATTTTTATCAATTGATTCATTTGAAATAAATCTATGATTTTTATATTTAACATCACTACTATCTCTTTCTTGACATTTAGAATCAATATGATAGTAGTCCCAACCTTCTTTCATTAATAAATTTATTTTATCCCACATTAATTCTCTTCCAATCAAAAAATATTTATCTTCCAAAGATTCGTTCTCATCCAATAATTTATCGCACTCATCTATACACATTTTAATAAATTTAGTATTTGGTCTTGACATCATAAGCCAATTAGTTGGTCTTGGATGTCCAGTCTTGGTGCAGTCATTTTCGTGACAACCTGCACCAACATAATCGTATTTTTCCAATTTTTTATAGATTGGAGTTAGATCTTTTACGACAATGATATCAGTATCTAGCCAAATTCCACCATATTTATATAGAAGTAAATATCTAATATAATCTGTTTTTTGAGGAATAGAAAGTTTTTTGTCTAGATCTTTTCGAAGATTCGGTAAATAATTGTGCACAGTTTTTTCATTTAAGAGAATAATATCAAAACTATCACTGCAATTTTTCTTAACACTTTCAAAACATAAATCTAAGTATTCTGGTCTTTTTTTCACTCCAGGCTTATTTTCCCAGTATAAAAATATTTTTGGTTTATCTTCAAAATTCTCTGTGTATTCATATTTAAGAAAAAACAAGAAAAATATTGTTATTAAAATTATTATTACATTTCTTAACAACATTAGTTATTATTAAGAAAATTATTTCCAAGTTCCATAATGATTATGAATCGCGTATTTTCCAAAACATTGATCTTGTTGATATCTTAAAATATGAACATTTTGTTTATCATCCCAATCTAAATAAACATTAGTCACATAATCTGGTCCTGTTGTCTCATATACAAACATTAATGAATCATCTTTATTCTTCGCAATTTTATCAATATTATTAGCAATGTTATCGATGAGTGCTTTTATAAATGGGTCGTTTTTCTTTGCACCAAATGCATACTGTCCAACTAAAAATTTAATATTTTTATTCTTGCATATATTTACATATCTTGGCATCTTTGCTAAGCATTTCCTTTCATAAACAGTTAAATCTTGAGGAAAGACTGCATCATATTGGAGTAAATCATCCAATGGTTCAAGACAAAGCATATCTAGATCAAAATAAAATCCTCCATAGTGATAAACCGCTATATATCTAAAGAAATCAATCTTTTGAATATTTACCGGCAGTCTTTTAAAAACTTTATAATATTCAGGATAAAAATCTTTAATGAATTCATCGATTGTTTCGTCCGTAAAAAACAAATATTTATAATCAGGATTGTATTTTCTTATAGAAGCAATTTCATTATAATATTTTTTTGGTGGATCATCATCTTTCCAAGTTTGAATAATAATTTTAGGTATCTTATTATCATCGAATCCTTCTAATGACTTTTTCTCATATGTAAATAAAAATACAATAACAAACAATAATAAAATTATAATAATAGGGATATTAGACTTTATCATAATTATAATAATATTTTTTTTTGAAATTTATTTTGTAATA